GCTACAATTGGCATTGGACGGAACCTAGAAGACCGTGGTATCACGCCAGAAGAACTAGCTTGGATGGACATACCGAATATGGCTATTGTTCATACAATGGGTATTACTGAAGCTGATGCCGTGTATCTAGCACAGAATGACGTACAGATTGTCGAAGAAGAACTGGTACGTGCGCACCCTTGCGTGGACAGGTTAGACGCTGTACGTCAGCTTGTATTAGTGGATATGGCATTTAATATGGGCGTACCAAGATTGGGCAAGTTCAAAAAAATGTGGGCAGCTATCCACGAAAATAATTTTGAAGAAGCAGCAAAAGAAATGCTTGACAGCAGGTGGGCAAATCAGGTAAAATCAAGGGCAACGAAATTAGCACACGCTATGCATACAGGTGAGATATAATGGCTAGACAGCTAACAGAAAAACAACAGAAGTTCCTTGCGGTGCTTTTTGATGAAGCAGGTGGTGATATGGTGACTGCCAAGAAGATGGCAGGTTATGCAGATACCAGTGGCACAGCAGAGATTGTCAAGGGATTGAAAGAAGAGATACTAGAGGCTACACAGATGTATATGGCACGTAATGCTCCACGGGCTGCTATGGCTATGACAGGCGCACTTGTTGACCCAACAGAACTAGGTATTCGTGACAAGATGGTTGCTGCTAAAGAACTGCTTGACCGTGTAGGTCTGGTGAAGACAGAGAAGATGCAGGTAGAGGCATCAGGTGGTGTTATGCTTATGCCGCCTAAAGCTACGGTTGAGGAGGATGACTAATGGCCGAAAAAGGAAGAAATAAACCACGTAAAGCCTCAAAAAACGTAACAGATAAACGTGAGGCACAAAAAAAATTAAAAAAGGCTGAAACAGAATTTATGGCTACTAATATTGGATTTATGTATTCAATTACAAAAGACTCTATAAAACGAGCAAAACAAAAAGGAGAGGATAAAACAAATCCTGAAGGTTTTGCCAGAATGGTTAAAGAACTAGAAAGAATGGACTCTGCTATAAAAGATAAAGAAGATGCGGAAAGAGTTCTAAAAAAGTTTGAAGGTAATACTGGCGGGTTAGTTTCAAAAAATTACGCTAATCCTGTAACAATTGTAGACAATCGCAGAAATAAATAATGTATTTTATAGATTGGGACGCACCCATTAAAGAGGGTAAAAAAAATGACACTTGCCCTAACTGCGTAACAAAAAATATGAAACGTAAAGGAAGAAATAGACGTATATGTTTAGACTGCGACACATTATTTATCAGGCCAAAAAATGAACAGAAGCGTAGGCAAATGGAAGCTACCACAGCCAACAGACATCAAAGAGGAAAACGTATGGGTGCAGATACCTCGCATTGCTAGGACTGTACCCTTTGGATACAAAGTAAACGAAGAAGACCCCGACCTTCTTGACCCTATACAGACTGAACTAGACTTGCTGGAGAAAGCAAGGAAGCATGTAAATCAATACTCATACCGTGAAGTAGCGAACTGGTTGAGTGCTAATACTAACAGATACATTTCACACGTAGGATTAAGAAAACGGTTAGGTAATGAAAAACAGCGTAAGAACCAAGCTAGAAGCCTCCGCAAGTGGGCAGAATATGCGGAAAAGGCAATCGCCAAAGCGAAAGCCCTTGAGGAAGAAAGAGTCGGCTCCAAAGCCAACGGTTGAAATACAAGATGTTTCATATGAAACAGAGGCAATAGAAGAACATGCCAATGTATTATTCAAACCAAACAAGGGTCCACAGACAGAGTTTTTAGCTGCTGCAGAACGAGAAGTGTTATACGGTGGAAGTGCGGGGGGTGGTAAAAGCTACGCCATGCTTGCAGACCCACTACGTTACATGGGGCATCCACAGTTTAGTGGACTGTTGCTTCGGCATACAACAGAGGAACTGCGTGAACTTATATTCAAGTCGCAGGAGTTGTACCCAAAAATCTGGCCGGGGGTAAAGTGGTCAGAACGTAAGATGCAGTGGACTGCACCATCTGGCGCAAGGTTGTGGATGTCATATCTGGATAGGGATGATGATGTCTTGCGTTATCAGGGTCTAGCGTTTAGCTGGATAGGGTTTGACGAATTGACTCAATGGTCCACACCATATGCATGGAATTACATGCGGTCACGTCTACGGTCCACTGCACCAGACTTGCCCATCTTTATGAGGGCTACAACTAACCCCGGAGGACGGGGCCATCAATGGGTCAAGAAGATGTTCATCGACCCTGCACCATATAATAGGTCTTTCGATGCGACAGATTCTGAAACAGGAGAGGTCTTGCGGTATCCCGCAGGACATGCGAAAGCTGGCAGACCTCTATTCAAAAGGCGGTTTATCCCAGCAAGACTATCTGACAATCCTTACTTGGCAGAGTCGGGTGACTACGAAGCAATGCTTCTATCCATGCCAGAACAGCAACGGCGACAATTACTAGAGGGTGATTGGGATATTAAAGAAGGTGCAGCCTTTACGGAGTTTGACCGTAATATTCATGTGGTTGATCCTTTCCCCATTCCTAATAATTGGGTTAAGTTTAGGGCTTGCGATTATGGGTATGGTTCATACAGTGGGGTTGTTTGGTTTGCTGTTAGTCCTGCTGAACAGCTTGTTGTATACAGGGAGCATTACGTTTCTAAAGTTCTGGCGACAGATTTGGCAGACCAAATACTGGAGTTGGAAGCTGGGGATGGCAACATCAAGTACGGTGTTCTTGATAGTTCTCTTTGGCATAAGCGTGGCGATACTGGCCCTAGTCTGGCAGAACAAATGATTAGCAAAGGATGCAGATGGCGTCCATCAGATAGAAGCAGAGGCAGTCGCGTAGCTGGCAAAAACGAAATACATAGACGGCTACAAGTAGACGAGTATACGGAGGAACCAAGACTTGTGTTCTTTAATAGTTGCACGAACATTATATCCCAGCTACCAGCACTTCCGCTTGACAAGCGCAATCCAGAAGACGTTGATACAAAGTCTGAAGATCATCTTTATGACGCCCTCCGGTACGGGATTATGTCCAGACCCCGGTTTAGTATTTTCGACTACGACCCGCAAGGTAGACCGGGTACGGGTATGCGAGTAGCAGATTCAACATTTGGGTATTGATATGGAAATTATTTGGTCATTAAT